CCCTGCGCTCCAGGGACAAACAACTCAGGCCCACGCTCGCCAACCATGTAAGGCCGACCTGCTCCAACTTGCCCGCCAAGGGCTTTCTTATTCAGCAGCTTCTGCGAACTTGGAACGAACGGGAACATTGGCCCAGAACCTAAGCCAAAATCGCCTTTGGGTCCGGCAAGGTTAGCGGCTGATCCATATTTGCTGGCTGGTGTGCTGGGCGTTGTCGGTGACAGAAAACTCATAAACAGGTTTACTGCCTGCATCTTGATCTGAGCTGCAATCATCTGTGCAGCCATATCAAGGAAGTGATCCGCTGTGCGCTGGAACAGGTTGGCCAACGCCTGCTGAGCGCTCATGCTGCCCGTAACAAGACCCTTAAACGACTCGCTAAATGCGTTTCCAAGGGTGTTAGACAGCGAAATAAGTTGATTAACGGGATCCATCAACTCGTTCAGCGTTCCCTGGATTCTTTTTCTTTCTTCCTCAATGCGCTCGGCAGGCGTTTTTTCTCCCTTAATCTCGCTCTTGGCAATACGACCCTTTTCTTCAATTTCATTGCGCCGTTCCAATGCGTCGTTAAGCGCATCAACGGCAGCAGCGTGAGCCTTAGTTCCTTTCGTTTCAGCAACTTTGATTCGTAAGTTTGCGATTAAAATTTTGTTGCTTTCAAGCTGCTTCTCTACCAGTCGATTAATTTCTTTCTTTTGCTTCTTGGCTTCAATTACCTGCTTGGCAGCAGCAGGCGTAGAGCCACTCATGATTAAGTCCCCATATTCTTTTTCAAATGCGTTGCGATCTCTTATAGCATCCAACTTTTTCTGCAAAGGCTCTAGCAGCTTTTCGCCAGCCTTGTTTTGACGCTCAATAAGAGCAGTTGCTTCCCTTTCAAACTTAAGGTTCTCAAGGTTGATGGCTTGAGTTTGAATAGACTGGCTCAAACGAATATCTTCTTGGTCTGTCAGACGCTTGCGTTCTGCTGTGCCAGTTTCTTGTATCTGTGCAATTCTTGATTCGAGAGCAAGTTTACGCCTAATAATTGATGCACCCTCGGAGCTAACACCAACAAATTTTTGCTCAGAAGCAATTTGTTTGTCAAGAATGTTAAGACGCTTTTGAAGGTTAATTGTTGGATCTGCTTTAGTTCCTTCGTCTTCGTCAACAAGCTCGTTAAGCTCTCTAAGTCCCTGAACAACGTTGGTTACGCTAGGAACAGCAAGACCCAGTTGCTCCCGAAGTTTTTTGCCAAATCTTGCAACCCTTTCGTCTCTTAATTCTTGAGGAGTAAGAATAGGAGCAATCGCCATTCCTTCCGCTCCAGCGCCTGCTTGTGCAAGAGCAGCAAAGAAACGATCGCCTAGGCTGATTCGAGCTTTTTCAGCTATTAACTGGCGCTCTCGCTCGCCCGCAATAGCTCTAACAAGTTCAAGCTCAACCTCAAGCTGATTGCCTGCTTCTAGCTGAGTAAGAAGCTGTCTTGCTCTTGTTTTGCCAATTTTGCCTATGTTGGCAAGAATAATTTTGCCTAAATCTGATTGTTTTTCAACTGCCGCTAGTGCTGCAGGCGTTGCCGCATCTTTCCCAAAAACTAACGCAAGATCTTTTATCTGCTGTGTATTTGCCCCAAGATCTTTAAAGCCTGCAAGAGCTTCAACAGTCTCATCCTTGGTGCGACCTAAAGCATCAGCAAGGTCGTTAATTTCGCTAGCCGTAATCGAAGTTGAAGTTGCCGTGCCATCAAGCCCTGAGTTTAAGGCAATAAGGCTCTTATCAAACTCTTCAGCGTCTGCTATGGCTTGGCCTAAAGCTGTACCAACAATGGACAGCGCAAATCCAAATCCACCTCCAATCGCACCACCAGCCAAACCGCCAATCGCACCACCAGCGGCTGCAGCGCCCCCCTGGCCAAACAGCAACGGGAAACCTCCACCAATTAAGCCGCTGCTAATAGCCCCACCAAGTTTTTGCCTGCGTTGTTGCTTTTGAAGAGCTAATTGCCTTTCTTGTTCTTTGGTGAGCTTTTTGTTTTCAAGAACCTCTTTTGTTACAGATTGAACCCTTTGCTTGCCTAATCTTAGGCTCTTTTGTTGTAAACGATTTCTATTTTCGTTAATTGCTTTCGACTTTTCTTCCATCTTGCCTAACGCTTTTTGAAGAGCAATTTCATCTTTTTTGCCCTGTATTTTATCCGCAGTTAGTTTTTGAAAATCTCTGTTTTCCTCTCGCGCAGCTTTTATTCTTGCGCCCCTTGCTGTTTCTTCTAGTTTTAAAAACTGCCTACGACGTTCTTCGTTTTCACGTCGCGCGGCTGCAGTTCGATCAAAAACTTCAGCCCGACGCAGACGCTTTATCCTGTCAGGTTGAGGACCAAAAGCAGTTGCCGCTCCACCGCCAAACGTTGGTCGCTTTTGAACCGTTCGGCTAATGGTTGTTGGCGCTCCGCTGGTTGTCGTTTGGAATATCTGCCTAGACAACTCAAGCTGTTCTTTTAACTCGCGAGTGCCTTGAGCCAAAAGCTCTCTACGTCGAGCAGCCTGCTCGAACTCCATGCGACCCAAAGCTTTTTGAACTGCTTCGCGATCTCGATCCTGTTGCGCTTGAAGCTCTCCCTGTTTTCTTTTAATTTCTAAACTTTTTTTAGCTTTGGTTAGCTCTAGCTCTGCTTGACCAGCAGCTGTTGCCCGAAATTCAGCACCAACCAGCCTTTTCTGACGCTCTTGAATTCCAATAAGGTCGTTTAAGGCAGCAGCATATTCTTTAACTGCTTTTGTTTCTGCTTGTGTTCCGGCAATGACGCCTTGCAGCGTGCGGCTAGCTCGTTGAAGCGCTTTATTATAATTATCAATACTTTGACTAACAACGCCTCGCTCTCCTAAAGACTTTGCTAACGAGTCAGCAGCCTTACCTGAGAGCTTGATTGCAGACGTAAGACTTTGGAGTCGTTGTTGACCCTTGACGCCGATTTCAATATCTACGCCGTAAGTTGCCACAAGCCCAAAGCAACGACTCTTCAGCCCACTCTAACGCTTACCTTCTAGCTACGCCTCTACCCAACTTTGCTCGCTCCATAGCCCTCTCTTCTTCTTCGCTCTTTACCTCGTAAAAAGCGGCCCAACCGACTAGCTCCTCCTGCGTCAGTTGTTTAGCTAACTGAGCAACGGTCATGCCCAGCTCTTTTGCAAGAAAGAAAATAAAATACCAGTCGTTATTAGCTTTTCAGATTTGCTTTCGCTTCCTCCACCTTGTTGTCTGATCCAGAAGACAGCATGGCAAGCTGGATGTCTTGAAGCACAGCCGCTTCAACAGCGTTTTTAAGCTGAGCCTTTTCTCCGTCTTGAAACAAACGTTTTCCGTCCGCATCAAGCGCTTTTTCAATCATCATGCCTAACGCAAAGTCGCCACTATCCTCACTGTCGGTTTTTTTCTGAATTGACTCACGTTCGGCAATCGTCAAAGGGTGCCAATACACCTCAAGCACTACGTCGTCGCCATCCTTGACCTCATGCTTGTAAAGCTGGCTAACGCCAAACTTGTTGCGAAGCAGCTCAGTGGCACGCATAAAACATTGTCGTTTCAACTAATATACTATACAACTGCGGTAAATTGGCAAGACACAATGCCAATAAAGTGAGAACGGTCTTCAGGAGCTAAAGGGATTGGACCGGTTACGTCCATTACTCGCGGAGATACGTTAAACGAGTCAACATAACCTGAGGCATTGACTGAGGTTAGTCCGTCAATGACAGATTCGCTAATTGCCGACAACGCTGCCGTTCCAGCAGCCTTTGGCACGTAAACGTTGCATTGGATTACCCCGCTGTAATAATCAGAGGCTGCCCCATGATTCTGCAACGTTGACTGCGTAAAACGGACAGTCATGGAAATGTATTTCTTTGATTTGCCTGGTGTTGTGTAACTAACGTTGTCATACACCATTAAAACAGTGTTGTCTGCAGCCGCTACCGCATCAGTTACGGCTTTTTCAAAAGCAGCACGAGCGTTGACTAAAGTCATGATTACAGCAAATCAGTGTACTGGACACTGCCAGCCGCACGAGAGCGAAGGCCAGTAGCAACCCTCAGTCTTACGCCGTCTGGAGTCTCCTTAAAAGCCCTGTCAATAACTCCTTGAAGCTGCCCAGGCCCAGTGCCTTGCACAAACGTTGCAACTATTGGGTTTTCTAAAGCGTATCCAGCATAAGACGCAACGTTACCAATGTTAATTACAGGATCTTTCTGAAAGTTAATATATGGAACTTCAGAAAACCTAGGTTTAATATAGCCGCCTGACTTTGGCTTGGGGCCTCTAGCGTTTCCAAACGAATCACGTTGTCTAAAAATATCAGCCCAAGGCGTATCTCCTGTCTCCCTGTTTGCACGAGTTGTTGGTCGATCTTCTTTGCCCAACCGACCGCTTGCTTGCTGAGCAGTTTTTCCAGCAGCAACTCTCCAGCTTGACGCAAAATAACCTGTATAAACAGGGCTGTTGTCAGGACTGGCCAAAGCAGAAAGTATTGCAGGAACAGCCTTGTTCAAGGCCCTGTCAAAGTAAGCCTCAAAGTCATTAGCAGGGTCAAAATCTAAGAGATCGTTTTTAGCCATTAGAACACCACCTCCAGGACAAACAGATACTCTTGATCACCCTTGTAGGTGCGAATGTCTGTGATCTGAGCAATACGGTTAGAACCTGCGTACTTCAGCGTTACCGTGTCTTCAAAGGTTGGCTGGTTGTCTCCAATTAAATCGGGCGTGACATACAGCTTAGCCGTGCGTTTTTCAACTTCGTCTTCTTCTGTTGAACGCACAAATTCGACTGGTACGTCAAATGAGTAAGCCGTATCCGTCGTCGTCAACGCTCCAGTGCTGGTGTTGTAGGTCGGAGATGCCTTGCGGGTGTACGTGATCGTGTGATCAAACGACTTGCCCAGATCCGCAACGACCTGCTTAGCAACATTCTTGAAAAGCGTGTCGAGTGC